CTTAATAATCCAATGTCATCACCAGAAAGAAAAATGATGGCAGCAGAAAAAGCTGCACCTTATGTTCATGCTAAACTTGCGACTACGACTACAAAATTAGGATCTGATGGCCCAATCAAAATCAACATCAAGTGGGGAGACGAATAAGACTATAGCTATCCCATATAGTCCAAGACCATTACAAAGACAAGTACACGATAGTTTAAAAAGATTTAATGTACTAGTTTGTCATAGACGATTTGGAAAATCTGTACTAGCTATTAATCAGTTGATTAAAACAGCAGTATCAAAACCAATGTCTAAATGTGCATTCGTAGCTCCGACTTATCGACAAGGTAAATCTATTGCTTGGGAATATTTAAAACAATATACCAAACCATTGATGTATCTTGGTGGAAGTAAGAACGAAACAGAATTAAAAATAGAACTATTCAATGGTTCAGCAATACAAATTTTCGGGGCTGACCATCCAGATAGTTTGAGGGGAATGGGGTTTCATGGAGTTGTCCTGGACGAATATGCTCTTATGGCTCCTAGAGTTTGGACAGAAATTATAAGACCTGCAATATCCGATCACTTAGGTTGGGTTATGTTTATTGGAACTCCAATGGGGCATAATCAATTTTGGGAAGTTTATGATTATTCTTTAAGAGGTCATAAAGATTGGTTTGGTCAATTATATAGAGCTAGTGAAACTAAAGTTATTCCTGACGAAGAATTAAAACAAGCTCAAGAAATAATGACTGATGAACAGTATCAACAAGAGTTTGAATGTTCATTTACAGCAGCTGTATCTGGAGCTTATTATGGTAAGCTTATTAGTAAAGCTGAAAAAGAAAATAGAATTGGAAATGTTCCTGTTGATGAACATGTTGGTGTTGAAACATGGTGGGATTTGGGAATAGGAGATTCAACTGCAATTTGGTTTGCACAAAGAATCGGTGAAGAAATTCACTTAATAGATTATTATGAAAACTCTGGAGAGAGTTTAGCTCATTATGCTGATGTCCTTGATGAAAAAGGATATGCTTATGAAAGACATATAGCACCTCATGACATAATGGCTAGAGAACTTGGAACAGGTAAATCAAGATTTGAAGTGTCTCAAGATTTAGGTATTGACTTTGAGGTTGCACCTAAGTTAGAAGTAGATCATGGTATCGAATCTGTAAGAAATGCTTTACCTAACTGTTGGTTTGATAGAGAAAAATGTAAGTTAGGTTTAGATGCATTAAGACAATATCGAAAACAATGGGATGAAAAAAATCAGGTTTTTAAAAACAAACCTCTACATGACTGGTGTTCACATGCTGCTGATAGTTTCAGATATGGATGTGTTCATGATCCTGTAGATACAACAGACTGGGATAGGCCGATAGACGTATCAACTAAATATATTATATGAAAAAAACAGATAACGAAATTATATCAATATTAAATAGAGAGATAAGAGCTTCATCAGGTTACATTGGTGGAGAAATAGTTTCTAGAAGAAGAAAATCATTAGAGTATTATCTTGGTAAACCATTTGGTAATGAAGTAGAAGGTAGATCACAAGTTATCTCTACTGATGTTTCTGATACTATTGAAAGCTTAATGCCTTCTTTAATGAAGATATTTACAGCTGGTGATAATGTATTTAGCTGTGAACCTGTTGGGCCTGAAGATGAAGATATAGCTAAACAAGCTAGTGATTATATTAATCATGTATTCTATAAAGAAAACAAAGGCTTTGAAGCTTTATATACTGCATTCAAAGATGCATTAATTCAAAAGAATGGTATCTTAAAAGTATATTGGGATGATTCTCAAAAAACTACTAGAGAAGAATACAAAAAATTAACTGATGATGAGTTTAATTTATTAGTTGCTGATCCAGAAGTTAAAGTTACACAACATACAGAATACGAAGAAGAATTTAAAGATGATAATGATAAAGTAATTGATACTATTACTTTTCATGATTGTGTTATTCATAAAACAGTAGGATATGGTCAAGTAAGAATTGAGCCTATTCCACCTGAAGAATTTTTAATTGAACGTAGAGCTAAGTCAATAGACTCAGCTAATTTTGTTTGTCATAGAGTTAATATGACTAAAACTCAATTAATTGAAATGGGTTACGATAGAGATGTTATTGAAAACATGCCTGTTGGTGATCATGAATATTATTTAGAAGATAGACAAACTAGACATCAAGAAACAGATTTTTCTGCACCACAAGATAGAGGTGATGAAACAACTGATGAAGTATTAATCCATGAATGTTATATCAGAATGGATATTGATGATGATGGTAAAGCAGAACTAGTTAAAGTTTGTTTAGCTGGTAATGGATCTTATAAATTATTAGATGTACAAGAAATAGATTCAATGCCATTTGTTTCTGTAACTCCAATTATCATGCCACACAGATTCTATGGTAGATCTGTTTCAGAATTAATTGAAGATATACAAATTATTAAATCTACTGTTATGAGACAAATGTTAGATAATATGTATCTAACTAACAATAACAGAATTGCAGTACAAGATGGTCAAGTAGCAATAGATGATCTATTAACTAATAGACCTGGTGGAATTGTAAGAACAAAACAACCACCACAAAATGTAATGCAAGTAATGACAGCACAACCTATTACAGAACAAGCTTCTGGTTTATTAGGTTATTTAGATGCTGTTAGAGAAGCAAGATCTGGTGTTACTAGAACAGCTCAAGGATTAAATGCTGATGCATTAAATACTGATACAGCTACTGGTATGAATCAAGTTCTAACTCAATCACAAATGAGAATGGAATTGATTGCTAGAATATTTGCTGAAACAGGTGTTAAAGATTTAGGTGCAAAAATATTTGAACTACTTTGTAAGTATCAACAAAAAGAAAAGCTAGTTAGAATTAGAGGTAAGTTTGTACCAATGACTCCTTTCGAATGGAGAGATAGAGTTAATATAAATGTTGAAGTAGGACTAGGTACAGGTTCTAAAGAACAACAACTAATTCTTTTAAATTCTATATTACAGAAACAACTACAAGCTATAAACCTACAACAGAATGTTTATGGCCCAATGGTTAATCTTAAAAATATTCATAAAACTTTACAAAAGTTGGTAGAAAATACTGGACTAGGAAGTGCAGAACCATACTTTATGGATCCAGAAGTAGGTGCAGCTCAAATGCCACCACTTCCTCCTAAGCCACCAACTGAATTTGAAAAAGTTTCATTAGCCCAAGTACAAGGTGAAAACGAAAGAGCTATTCTATCTGCTCAAGTTGAAACTAAGAAAATGGAAGCTCAAATGAGACAGAAATTGCTTGACTTTGAATTACAAATCAAAGAAATGGAATTAAAATATAATACTCAGATAAATGAACTTGAAATGCGTAATAGAAGTATGATAGAACAGCAACAAGTTAGACAATCAGGGGATATATTTAAAGAGATAATGAAAGGTCAAAAACAATTCTTCAATGAAAAAGGATCTAAGCAAACAGATTTCGGAGGGGGTGAAAGCTCAGCAACTGCTGGACGAACCCCTGATGAAGGAAGCATTTGATTATTTAGCTGATAGATATAAGTCAGAAATTTTCAATACTTCTTACAATGACCATGAACAAAGACAAGTTCTTTGGATGGCATATAATATGATCGACAAAGTAAAAGGTCATTTATTGTCTGTCATGGAAAATGGTAAACTAGCTTCTGCCGAGCTAGAACAACTAAATGGCTTAACCAAAAAATAGGAAGCCAATCTCGCCAATCTTAATCGAAGCGATAACTATAGGAGAAACATATGAATACAGATAAATCTGTACAAGGTGCTGCTGATAAAATTTTAGGAATACTGAACCCTGAAGAAGGACAATCAGAACCTACAACTAAAGTAGAGCCATCAGAAGAAGCTCAACCAGAAGCTGTTGAAACTCAACAAGAAGCTCCAGTTGAAGCTGCTCAAGAAAGTAACCAATCCGAGACTGAGGAAGTTACTGAAGAAGCCCAAGCTTCTGAGAATCAAGAAACGAATGAGAATGAAACTGAATTACAAGAGGAAATTGAGAAACCTTCACTCCACCGAGTTAAAGTAAATGGTCAAGAGTTAGAGGTTAGCCTTGATGAACTCAAGTCAGGTTATTCAAGAGATTCGGATTACCGACAAAAAACACATTCTCTTTCTTTGGAAAGAAAAAATCTTGAAGAAGAAAAGAACGTTTTGCGTCAAACGTATGATACTAGAATAAAAGAACTTGATGAGTTAATGCAATCAGCAAATAGTTTTATCAGTCAAGGTTCTGAAGTTGATTTAAAAGCTATGTATGAGGAAGATCCTCAAGCTGCTGCTAAATTAGATTTCCAAATGAGACAACAAAGAGAATATCTTGGTAGTCTTAGACAGAAATCAGAAGCAGTTAAACAACAGCAATACAATCAATTTCTTAATGAACAAAAACAACTAGCTGAACAGGCAATACCTGAACTTGCTAATCCTCAGAAAGCATCTGAAATTAAAGTTAAGATGAGAGATACTTTATCTAACTATGGTTTCAATGATCAAGAGATTGGTAGTTTAGCTGATCATAGATTTCTTTTAGTTTTAAAAGATGCTATAGAATACAGAAACTTAAAGAATGCAAAACCTATTGTCCAAAAGAAAGTAGTTAATGCACCTAAAGTTGTTAAGTCTGGAACAGCAAAAACTGAAAGTTCTAAAAGAAGTGTCATACAATCTAAACTTGGTAGATTGAAAAAGTCTGGAAAAATCCAGGATGCTCATTCTGCCATACTTGAAATAATCTCAAAAAAATAAGGATAAAATAACATGACACAAGCAACAAATACATTTGATACCTATGATGCAGTAGGTATTAGAGAAGATCTACAAGATGTTATTTACTCAATCTCTCCAACTGAAACTCCATTTATGAGTTCAGCTGCTAGAGAACAAGTAAAAAACACTTTTCATGAATGGCAAACTGATTCTTTGGCTGCAGCAGCAACAGATAATGCTGTAATCGAAGGTGATGAAGCTACTCTTGATGCATCAACTGCAACTTCTAGAATTGGTAACTACACACAGATCATGGATAAGACTGTTGTAATTACTGGTACACAAGAAGCTGTTGATAAAGCTGGTAGAGCTTCTGAATTAGCATATCAAATTGCTAAGAAGTCTAAAGAGTTAAAAAGAGATATTGAATCTACTTTATTAACTAACCAAGCTAGAGCTGCTGGTTCTTCATCTGCTGCTAGAACATTTGCTTCTATCGGTGCATGGATTGCTACTAACTCAAACAAAGCTTCTGATGGTACTGATCCAACTGCTTCTGATGGTTCAGATGCTAGAAATGATGGTACTCAAAGAGCTTTAACTGAGGACATGCTTAAAGATGTAATCAAGGGAACTTGGAACGCAGGTGGAAACCCATCTGTAGTTATGGTTGGCCCTTTCAACAAACAAAAAATTTCTGGTTTCACAGGTGGAAATACTAGATTTGATGCGTCTGAAGATAAAACTTTATACACATCTATTGATGTATATTCTTCTGATTTCGGAGATTTAGAAGTTGTTCCAAATAGATTCTCAAGAGATAGAGACGCATTAGTCCTAGATATGGATTACTGGTCAGTTGGTTTCTTAAGAGATTTCACTATGCATGAACTTTCAAAAACTGGAGATGCTGAGAAAAGACAGATATTAGCTGAGCTTACTTTGATCTCTAGAAACGAAGGTGCTTCAGGTGGAGTATTTGATCTTACAACATCTGCGTAATTAATAATTATTGTGGTAGGGGAGGAAACTCCCCTATTACTTATTTAATAGGAGAAAATAATGCACATAGGAATGAAACCAAAAAGCACACAAAAAGTAAATTCAGCTGGTACTTCAACACAGTCAGCAGCAATATCTGATAATATCTTTTACGTAAGAATTGCAGCAGATGCTGATTGTCATATAGAAATAGGAGTTAATCCAACTGCAACTACTTCATCTATATTTTTAGCTTCGAAAGATTATGAATATTTTAAAATCTCTCCAGGCGAAAAGGTAGCTGTAATTGGAACTGTTAATCTTTATGTTACTGAATTAACTGAGTAATGAGTATATTAAGAGATAAAGAAAAAGATGGTACTTCTTATTATGTAGAAACTGATGGTAAGCTTACAGTTAAAAAAACTGAAAACGTTACTAATCTACTAAAAAGAAATAAAGAGCTATACAATCAAAATGATGGATATACTCCATCTAAAGATATGAAACGTATAGCTAGTATTCCAAGACTAATGTTAGAAATTTGGACTAAAGAATATAATGGTACTAATAATTGGTTTGCTTTACCTCAAGAAGTTAGAAGTAAAATATTAAGAGAAAAATTAAATAGTTCTGATTTTAGATATTTTAGAACATCACCAGGAAGAATGTAATGGCATTAAATAGTTATTCTGCACTTAAAACATCAATAGCTAATTGGCTTAACAGAAGTGATTTAACTTCTGAAATAGCTAATGACTTTATTAAATTAACTGAAGCTGATTTTAATGCTAAGTTAAGAATAAGACAAATGGAACAGAATGATGCTATTACTATTAATGCTGAAACAGTAACAGTACCTACAGGATTTATTGGTGTTAGATCTTTTTATATATTATCTGGTGGAACTAAATATCATTTAAATTATATTACACCTTCTAATTTAATATCTATTAAAGGTGGATCTACAGCAGGTATGCCTAGAACTTATACTATTGAATCTGATAATGGTACAGAAAGTTTTAGATTTGCACCACAACCTGATACTTCATATACTGGTTACTTACAATACTACAAAGCTTTTAATGCTTTATCCGATTCTAATACTTCAAATTATATTTTAATTAATCATCCAGCTATATATTTATATGGATCATTATATCATGCATCTAATTTTTTAGGTGGTATTGAGCCTAATCAAGCTCAACAATGGTTAGGTATGTATTCAGCTGCTATGGAAAGAGCTGAGAATAACGACAAACAAGATTCTTATGGTGGTGCACCAGTAGTACAAAGAACAGATATAGGAACAGATTTATCATTTTATAGAAGAAAATAATTATGCAAATACCTTTTGGAGAATGGCTACCTGACCAACCAGAACATTTAAATCCTGGTGCTAATGTAGCAACTAATGTTTATTATGCTC